CCTGGCTTCCCCTCCCCAACACGCTCAAAGCTGCACGAAGACAGTCCATTTACCGCCAGACCAGTCCAGAATTAACCCGATGCCACCCAAACGATCCAAACCGCTACGAGGGGCAACTAAACCAAGGCTTGCTTCAATACCTTTGAAGGGTGCAAATAAACTTCAAGACGTCAAAGACCTTTGCGAGATTATCAATATGCCACTTCTCCCATGGCAGGAACATGTGTTAAAGGACATGCTAGGAATTGATAAGTCAGGTGCTTGGATTCGCAAGACCAATCTACTTCTCATAGCAAGACAGAACGGCAAGACCCACCTAGCTCGTATGCTTATACTGGCTCACCTGCTCAAGTGGGATAGCAAGAACATTCTGATCATGTCCTCGAACCGTTCAATGGCTCTGGACACCTTTCGCCAAGTCGCTCAAGTATTGGAGACCAATGACCACCTCAAGGGATTCGTCAAACAGATTCGCTACGCCAACGGAACTGAGTCTATTGAGATGCTGGACGGAAGAAGGCTTGACGTTGTTGCGGCAACTAGAGATGGCTCTCGCGGAAGAACTGCGGACTTCTTATTTATCGATGAACTCCGAGAAATCACAGAAGAAGGTTACAGAGCAGCAATCCCTACAACTAGAGCGCGTCCAAATTCTCAGACGCTTCTTACCTCTAATGCAGGGGACGCTTTCTCGGTAGTCCTTAACGGCATGAGAGAAAGAGCTCTAGAAAATCCTCCTAAGACTTTTGGATTCTACGAATACTCAGCTCCCCAGTATTGCAAGATAACTGACCGAGCAGGCTGGGCTCAAGCCAACCCAGCACTCGGATACACGATCACGGAGGAAGCCCTTGAAGAAGCTGTTGCTACGAGCCCTATTGAAAATACTCGAACTGAACTACTTTGTTGTTGGATTGATTCTCTCAGTAGCCCTTGGCCTCACGGAGTCCTTGAGGACACGTCCGATGCCTCGCTCACGATTCCTGTCGGCGGCTATACAGTCTTTGCTTTCGATGTGTCTCCTTCTCGCCGCAATGCAAGCCTCGTTGCTGGTCAGATATTGCCTGACGGCAGAATCGGTGTGGGGATTCTCCAAACGTGGGAAAGCCAAGTCTCTGTAGATGATCTAAAGATTGCTGCTGAGATAAAGGGCTGGGCAGACCAATACAGACCTCGCCAGATTTGCTTTGACAAGTACACAGCCCAATCCATTGCTGACCGACTCTCCAATGCTGGACAGATGTGCATGGATATCTCTGGAGCAGCGTTCTATCAGGCTTGTGGTGATCTATTAGATGCCTTGGTTAATCATCGTCTCGTTCATGCAGGGCAAGAGAACTGGGTGCAACAAATGAATAACTGTGCAGCTAAGACCAATGACTCGTCATGGCGAATTGTTAAACGCAAGAGTGCTGGAGATGTGTCGGGTGCAATCTCTACAGCCATGGTTGTCCACCAATTAACGAAACCACAACAGATAGCGGCAATATACTCAGAATGACCTACATGTAGTGTATAATTGCCCTCTATGGGTCTCTTTTCGCGTAAGCCACAAATCATTGAAGCGCAATACGCACCACAGGTCATGGGCGAAAATATGCCTAGCCTGTACAACGCAATCTTTGCAAGAGTTTCACGCCACGATGCTATGTCAGTCCCTAGCGTTGCAAGAGCTCGTAACCTTATTTGCGGCACAGTAGCTTCTATCCCTCTTGAGTATTACAAAACATCAACTGGTGAAGTAATTGCACCTCCTCGTTGGATCAAGCAGCTCTCAAAGAATCAGCCATCATTTGTCACTTTAACATGGTGCGTAGACAGCCTTCTGTTTTATGGGGTCTGTTATCTTTTGGTTACCGAGCGGTATTCCGAGGACGGAAGACCAGCGCAGTTTGAGTGGGTTGCCAATTCTCGGATTACCTTCACGACAGACCTTGAAGGCATTATGGTCACTCAGTATTACATGGATTTGAAGCCAATCGACATGAACGACATTGTTACTATTCAAGGATTCGATGAAGGCGTGTTAGATCGTGGAAGTCGAACAATCCAAGCGGCAATCGATGTTGAACGCGCAGCAGCAGTTAATTCTGCACAACCACAACCTGCTGGCTATTTGAAGAACACAGGCGCAGACCTTCCACCTAGCGAAGTCTCTGGACTTCTTGCAGCTTGGAAGCGTGGCGCGCAGTCAAACTCAACTCGCTATTTGACCTCTACTCTTGAATACAACGCAGTTGCTTTCAGTCCTAAAGACATGATGTATAACGAGGCAATTCAGAATTTATCTACACAGATTGCTCGCACAATGAATGTCCCTGCCTATTACTTGTCCAGCGACATGAACACAACAATGACTTATGCAAACGTCCAAGATGAGCGCAAGCAATTCTATGCACTCTCCATCGAGCCTTACATTCAGGCTATTCAGAGCAGGTTCTCCATGGACGATATCTCCACAGCAGGGCATGAGGTCAAGTTCTGCGTAGGCGACACATTCCTCAAGCAAGACCCTCTCGTTGAGATTCAAGTGCTAGAGAAGTTGCTGACCCTTGGACTAATTACAACTGAACAGGCAATGGCAATGACAGATTTAACACCAAACGGAAGTGAAGGTCTCTAATGGATCAACTTATCATCGAAGCATCGTCAATCGAGTGCAACGAAGAACGCCGCGAAATCTCAGGCAAAATCGTGCCAATGGGAACAGGCGAAATCGGCAACACCAATATGGGAGGCGTTGTCTTTGAAGCAGGGTCTATCGACATTGAAGATCCGTCAAAAATTCGTTTATTGTCGCAACATGACGTCAAGAAGCCCGTAGGACGTATGCTCACAGCTACAGTCCGACCAGACGGCATCTACGCAACATTCAAGCTTTCACGATCAACGGGCGGAAATGACGCACTTATCCAAGCACAAGAAGGTTTAGTATCTGGACTTTCTGTAGGTGCAGAAGTTATCGCATCAAAGCCATCACGCGATGGACACATTGTAGTAAGCAAGGCTTCCTTGCGCGAGGTGTCACTCGTCACAGAAGCTGCATTCAAATCAGCAGCCGTCACAGAAATTCGCGCAGAGGAACAGCCTCTCGTCGAAGAAACAACCCAACCAGAAAGCGAGCCACAAGTGGAAGAATCAACCACAGCGGTAGAAGCTCCAGCAGTTGAAGCAGCAGCAGTCGAAGCGGCTCGCCCAACAGTTGTAGCGAATCTTCAAGTTAAGGAGCGCATCGCGCCTCTTACATCAGCACAGTACCTCGATGCAAGCATCAAGGCAGCAATGGGAGACGACTCAGCTCGCCGCACCATTCTTGCAGCAGATGACTCCACATCAACAAACACAGGTTTGACACTTGCGCCACACCTGAACACATTCCTCACAGACACATTCTCAGGTCGCCCAGCGTTTAACGCTGTGACTCGTGGATCACTTGCAGGAATTACAGGAATGTCATTTACCATTCCACGTCTCTACACAAACGCTTCATCTGCTAACACAGCACCAACAGTTGCAGCAGTTAACGAAGCTCAGGCAACATCTGAAACAGGCATGACTTCTGCTTATGACACAGTTTCAGTTCAAAAGTATTCAGGCATGAATGAGGTCTCATTTGAGCTCATTGACCGCTCATCTCCTGCGTTTATGGAATTGCTTATGGCTGAACTCCGCAAGGCATACGAGAAGGCAACAGACACAGCCCTTATCACAGCTCTTGGAACTTCAGGCACAGCCGCAACAGCAACAGCAGCTACAGCAGCAGGACTTCAGTCATTCATTGCAACTGAGTCAGCAGCAGCATACAAGGGAACAGGTGGCGAATACGCTAACCAGCTTGTAGCTTCGACTGACGTATGGGCAGCAATCATGGGCTACGCCGATGATAACAAGCGCGCTCTCTATTCAGCAGCAGTACCACAGAACGCGTCAGGTGCGGTCTCACAAGGTTCAACAGTTGGAAATGTATTGGGCGCAAATTTAATAGTTGACCATAACATCACAACTGCTGGAGTCATTGACGATTCAATGTTCCTCGTAGCTCCTGGTTCTGTCTATACATGGGAATCTCCTACAACTGAACTTCGCGTCAATCTTCTTGGCACAGGTCAGATTCAGATTGCACTTTACGGATATCTTGCAATCTACGTTGGTAAGTCAGGCAAGGGCGTTCGCCGCTTTAACCTTACATAATAACAACACCCTAAGTCGCTCAAGGGGGCTGCCAGAGCCCTTGCAGTCCCCTTGAGTCTTTAGAAAGGATAACAATGAGCACAACAACAGTTGCAGAACTTAAAGCAGCTCTTGGCGTTGGCAGTCTCTATGCAGACGCAACGATTCAAGAAGTCTGCGATGCTGCTGATGACGTATTGTTGCCCTTTCTATGGAAGAACGAGAATTACAATATAGCGCATAGCAACACAACTACTGAGGGAACTCTTTACTTTGAAGAAGTAGTTACAGGCACTTATTACGTTGGACAGTCAGTAGTCATTACCAAGAATGGATCACCATTT